TGCGTAGCGTTAAAGATTAATCCACGGTTATATGCCTCATCTTTAGCAGTGCTCAAAATACTGCTCATTTCTATTTCTGAATTTTGAGTTTGTGCCGATAACAGCGTTATTTGAGCTTCAACTAAGTGCTCGTTTTTTGGTGTTAATCCTTTTAGTAAATTAGCCACAGTGCCATTTGATACGCTATGTTTTTTTGCTAACTCTCTTTGTGAAAATTTGCCAGTATGAAAGTCAGCTAAAATTTTCTCTTTTATTGCCTCTGTTATCTTTGCCATTAACTCTCCAAAAACTCTGCATCTATTTTTTTCTCACTTATGAGCTTTAAGAGCAATTTTCTTTTTAATAAATACTCCTTTGTCCTAAATCCCTTAACATCCTCGATTATTGTTTTTCCATTTTTTTTGTAGACAAAATCAGCAATATAATTAATCGCTCTTATTTTTTGTTTTTTTATCTCAAATCCACTTTGTAACTCAATCTTTACTTGCCTTTGCAGATTTTCTATCTCCCCAGCTCTTAAAAGCAATTCTAAAACGCTCCCTCTTTTTGCCTCTTTTGCACTATCAAAGCCTTTAGTCTTGCGGTTGTGATATTTACTCGCCAAAACATTGCCAATTCTCATCAGCTACCTCCTTTTCTATTCCAAATCTGCCGTATCTTACATGGTGGCACTCTATACTTTGTTGTTTTTTGCATATTTGACAAATTGGGTATGCCTAATCTTAGCTGGTAAGCTCTGTTTTTACCTATTATTAATCTCAAAATAGCCCCTTTGCTGTGTGATTTACTCGCCTTAATGCTTCCTCGTAATATTTTTTTTCTATCTCTACTCCTATACACTCACGCCCTAATTCTTTAGCCACCATTGCTGTTACGCCACTGCCTAAAAATGGGTCAAAAACAACATCGCCCTTATTTGAGCCTATCATCATTAACTTTCTAATTAGGTCTATTGGTTTTGGGGTTGGGTGTGAAGTAGTTTTATCTTTTACTACATTACCTTGAAAAAATTTTGATTTTAACCTAGTATCACCTTGAAAAGTCGCTCCTTTTTCTTTCATGGCAACTATAAACTCTAAGTCGCTTTTAAATGTGCCGTTAGCAAAAGGTGTAGCATTTGGCTTGTGCCAAATAAGCAGTGTTGTCATAAAGCCGTTTTCCTCTCCCCAGCTCATAAGCTTTGATATTTGGCTATTGCTACAAAAAATATAGGCGTTAAAAGGCTTACAGACCCTTTTTAACTCATCTAGTAGTGATAAATCAAAGCCATTGCAAATTTTTATAAAATCTTGGCTAGAAAATTTTATGGCGTGGCTAAAACACCCTTTATTGCCACCAGTGACTAGCTCATAAGGTGGGTCTGTAATTATTAAATTTACACTTTCATCTGGCATTGTCTTAATAAACTCGTAACTATCTGCATTATAAATCAAGACTAGCCTCCTTTTCGTCTTTATGCTTCTCGTTCCACTTTCTCATTATTTCAAGTACTCCACTTGCATTATTGCGGCTTATCTCAAAGCTATCAAGTATCTTTTTGTTCTCATCTGCAACACTTGCTATTATGTCTATTTCTACTTCTGTTATCGTGATGTATACGGCTTTCATTTCATGCCTCTTTTGCGATATTTGCTCTAGGCGGATTAAAATTTAGCCTTGCTCTTGACTCATCGCTTATTTTTAGCGGTGCATCTGGATCGGAAGGAATTAAATTTACGTTATTTGCCACTTCTATTTGAGCTTGTTTTTTAGCCTCTTTTTTAATAACCTCTCTCTTTTTTTGTTCCACTTCCTCTTTGCTTATGTATTTAATCACGCCGATACGTTCTTGGTTTTTAAATAGCCACGCATAAACTTCCGCTTCGCTATCACTGCTTAGCTGTGTTGGCTTACCAGCTTGGTTGATAAAAAAATGGTTGATTAAGTTGCCATATTCATCAACCCCAATAATTACATAATCTTCGTAGGGTTTTGCCCCATAACAAAGCCTCTCATTGCGGAAAAAAATCTTTACAAAATTAGTTAACTGCTCGATACTTGTAAAGCTAAATTTGCCCTCCTTTATCGCTTCAAGTGCTTTTTGTTTTCTAAAAGCTGCTACGGCGTTTTTTGTGATTAGCTCACTTGACTGCTTAGGCTGGATAAAATTTGCCCTATACGCAAAAAATGGGATAATATCCTCATCTTTTAGCGGCCTTAAAAGCTCTGCTGTGATTAATGCTTGGGTTTCATTTACACCAAGCGCTTCTTTGATCGTTTGTATGCGGTTCATTTAAACGGCTCCTTGTTTTGGATAATTGCCACGTTTTGATGTGCTATTTGGCTAGTTTCTCTTGTGCTCTCTAAGTAATAGCTCACATCGCCACCAAAGCGTCTTACGTCCTCTACGCTTAGGCTAAGTCCGTTTTGTGCTTTGTAACTAGGCTTTGGCTTAAAGACGCCTTGCCACTCATTACGCATCGCTTCTCTTAGGCACTCGTTTATGTCTATGCCCTCGCTCACCCATTTAGCCCACTCGCTAAATTTCATCTGTAAGCCCTTAGTGCTTAATTTTTCCCTGCGCTCTTTCTTGTAAGCTAAATATTCTTGCCAAAGATTTGGATCGATGAAGTCAGGTAGCAAAACGCCCTTAGGGGGTAGGGGGTTAATATTAGCTTGTAATTTTAATAGCTTGTAATTTTCTTGGCTTGTATTATTATTACGCGCGCAAACATTATATGGCGGTTCAAAAATTTCTGCATCGCCGTTAAAATTTTCTTTAACGGCGTTTAGATTTTCTTTATCGGCGGTTAAAGGATTTTTTAACGGCGGTTGTTCCTCGTTATTTAGGGCAAGTAGTTTAATTTTTCTATTTG